GGCCGATACTTTCCAGTAGTCAATCAGGCGCTCACGCCCTGGCTTAACCTCAACATACTGCGAGGGCATAAGCCACAGTTCACGCGGTAGATTGCCAACGCCTGCCCTAATCTTTGTCAAAAACGCAGAGCCGGATAGGTCCATGTTTTGGCTGGCTTGGTAGATCAGCTCGTGGAAAGATTGATTAGCATTCGGGCGCGTCAGCAGCTTGGCAAGTGGGTGATTGCTCGGCACCGTCTCCCATTCGTCACCATTGCGACGTTTCACCACCCATGGCACCGCAGCTGTTAGCTTGGCGCGTTTCTCGATGCACGCATAAACGATTGCTGAGGCATTGTAGCCCTCGGTAATAGCTGTGTTAGTATCCCAACCGTGTTGCTTGACTGATCCAAGAAACCAATTCGGAAGCGCTTGCGCTAGTGTGACACTCTTGATTTCTAGCTGCTGCTGCACCGTGCCAGCCGGGTTAGAAATGGTTTTCTTTTTAAACGGCCACATTAACACGCCCCTCTTTTAATGCCTTATATGCCCCGCGCTTGCACTCGCCAAGGCGCTCTGTTTTTCCGTCAATCGTTAGTCGTTCCGGCAGATGCTCAGTTAATTGTCTGGCGCGTCGGCGTAGCGCCTTGGCTTTCTTTGCGTTCATTATAGGGCCTCGAAAATAATCTCGTTTGATTTTAGCAACATATCCGATATTGCGTCCATCATTGGGTCTAATGTGTCGTCGTGCGTAGCATTTGGAAATTGTGTTGCCTCTGTCAGTATATCAGACAACCAAGGCGCGTCTTTAGGCAAGTAAACATGACCCGCTTCAATGCTTGGCGCGGCATCATACGCGCGCGTTATTTTGTCAATATTTCGCTGGATCGGTAAAACTGGGATTCCCTCGCGCTTTAGGGTTTGAATCAATCCGGTCCCGCTGGCCTTATCTTCGATTTTCATTTGTCTAAGCGCCCCGTTTTCTGCGCCTTTGTGCTTGTTCCAAAATGCGCGGGCCTGCGCCAGTAGCTCAGGCGCTTCCCATTTTCCACGGATCATATCAATTAGAAAAACCTTATTGCTATCAGTCACACCCCAGCACTGAAAAACAGAATAATCGTTCTGCTCTTTTGTTTTCATTGCGGTGTCTGCATAAATAGCGCGCCATTTGAAAGTCGGTAAAGCGTTGTAATATTGCCACCATTCATCCTTGAAAATCCCCCCGCCTATGGGTGCCGGATTCTGCATATACTGACCAGCATAAACGTAAGGATTTGACGCCTCTTTGCGCTTTAAATCTTCCCAGGGAAATTGTTCCGGCCAAAAGCTTTTCCCGTCCCCGATTTCTGACTGAATATTTAAATGCTCCCAGCTTTCACCATTTCCGCCGTTCAGCAAAAAGCCCGATAAATCATTTTCATGCAGTCTTTGCATAATGACAATAATCGGCGTGTCCGGTCTGTTTTTCCGGCTCTCCATCGTCGTGCTAAACCAGTCTATAACGTTTTGCCGCCGTGTAGCAGAATTGGCCTCCCCCGCTTTGTGCGGATCGTCAATAATAATGGCACCACCAAAAGTGTCGCGCATTTTTCCCGCACCGTATCCGGTTATGGTTCCATCTGCGCCGGTAGCATAAACAATGCCACCCGCTTCTGTTCGCCATTCGTCCTTGGCGTTTGAGTCGTGGCGCATTGCTATAGGGCCAAATATGTCGGCAAAAGACTCATGTTCAACTAATGTGCGAGCGTTCCACGTGTTATTAGTTGCCAATCTTTTTGAGTAGCTAGCGTGTATAAACTCGGAGTCTGGAAAATTTCCAATGCACCAAGCTATAAACGAAATAACCGCCAGCTCTGTTTTTCCAGAGCGAGGCGGTAAATTGATAATCAATCGTTTGCACTGACCGATAACAACACGCTCTAACGCTGCGCAGATTTTATCCTGGTGCCAATTTCGTTTTAGCTTGACGCCTTTTCTTGACTCAAAGACGTATTGCGTAAAACTCAAAAGGTCCGTTCTATAGTCTGCTATTTGTTCAGCTGTTAGATTCATGTTTTCTAGCTAATGCAGCCAAAACTTCTACACCCGTAGCCTTTGGCGTCATGCTTCCATCTGTGCTGGTGTGGTCTTTCTTATCAGCAAGCCCTAAATCACGAGCAATAATATTAGAATTCAAAAGATCAGCCGCCGCACCCGTGAATTTCTGCTCGTAGATTATCTTCTCAACTTGTGATACGACTCCAGAAAAATCTTCTTTAGACCTGTAATCTCTCCATGTCTCGTCTGAAATGCCAAGGTAAATACAAAGCCCGCCAATTGTCATCGCGCGCATCTTTGCAACAGGCTCCTGAATTACCACCCCTTGATACGCAAACGCCTTCATTTCAATCAACGGGTTATCTTCAACCCACTGGAAATACGAGCAACAGTCTTCCCACATTTGTTCTGGTGATTTAAATATGGGGTTGCGTCCGCTGGTCTTGCGAATTTCCCAAAATTTATTCCCCTTCGGTGGTGCCATACCTCACCCCAACAAAACAAAACTTAAAATTATGGCGGCCCAGAACATCAGGCTACCAACAAAAACATATGCGAACGGGTGCATTATGGGTATCTCCATTCAAAACGCCCAATCAGAATATCACCGTTGTCGGTCATATACTCCAGATTGTCGCCGTATTTGTTCGTTATGTGGCTGGTTCGGGAAACGGTGATTTCCTGACCGCCCACCAAAATGACTAGATTACACCCTACTGGCGGAAGTCGCCACGGATCGTTAAATTGAAACATCGGAACCCCCTAGGTATGACCAATCGGGTTCTTTGTAATCAGTAGATTTCAGCAGCTTGCCAGCGGGATATTCTTTGCCGTCCTCGCCGATGACTGTTTGAGCGCAAATAACGCGAAAGCCAGCTGTGTGATCTGATTCGTCCACTGGTTGAAAATCAACTTCAACGCCGATTTTAGCATATTTGTTGCGGGTGCTGGTGATACTGTCGAGCGTTGCTAGTTTTGACATGTTGCTAGTGAAAACGGTTTCTGTGGCTCGGAGTAGGTCGATGCCTAGCAGGTCTGCCCAATTGATTGTTTTGTCTAGGTAGTGGTCTAGGCCATTACCATCAATAATCCCACCGCAAGCCGTAAATACGCGATCTGCTAGAGCATCAGCGACCAGCGAAGTAAAGTCTCCACCACTTTTAGAAAACAAAGCGCCAAACAATCCGTCAACTAATTCGTCCGTTTCTTCAAGCGTTAACCTGTAGTGAATCGCTGCATCATAATACTGCTTCAACTGGAACGCCTCGCGGAACTCGCGGACAATTTCGATAAGCTGTGTTTTTAGTTGGGTCATTATGATTCCCTATAAAAATTTCATTGCGATTTCGTTTAGACCAACAAGCAACGCGCCAAACAAAAGAAACCAGTCATAAGCCGCCATTTTACTTTCTTTTTCCGTGACCCTTTCAGCTATCAACTCCATAAAATAAAGCACAAAAAGACATGCTGCTGTAATCGTCATATCACACCCACCCGAACTTAAATGATTTGTCTTTTGTCGCTGGGTCGTTAAGAACGACAGTATCAGCCGCATCAGGAATCATTTTGCTGAAACCTTGGTAAGCAATCGCGGCCTTGATGCTTATTGCGCTGTTGTCGCGCTCAGTGGCGGTTATACGAATCTCAGTGCGATGGTTTGGTGCGCGCTTCTCCATTGCGATAGTGATTGGTGCGGTTGCTAGTAGCTCGGTACGCTCTTTCGCTGAAAGTCCGATAAAGTCTCTCACCGTCATTTTTGATTCTGTCATTTGTGGCTCCTTTGTTTATTTGTTCAATGTTAACATAACTACCAAAAAATGCAAACCCGAAGCGACCACCAAAAAAGTGATGTGTTTGATGTGACTGTGTTGATAAGAATTGAAAAAAAACCACACCAAGCTGTAAGCCGCGCCAGCTCTGGGATAGAGGGGAGAAAATATATATAAAATAATAATAAATGTGTTTTTTACCTCTCTTTCTATTTTTTCCTATTTTTTCCTCCTGATTCTTGGCCTCTGGTTTTTGGTTGGTCTCATAGACGTGAGTTTTTCAACAAAACTGTTGAGAAATCTTCTACAGCATTGATTTATATAGGTTTTTTTATGTTTTGATGCGCTCAACACATTCTCAACAATTCTCAACAGTCACACCAACTATTTTGTCGTTAGCCTGAAACCCGCGCCAGCTCTACGTTTTAGCGTGTGAGAAGTTGTTTTGAATGGGCTGATTTCGGGGTAAAAACGGCCTAAAACGTC